CTACCAATCGCAAAGACGAATAGTGAAGATGTAGATACACACGCAGAAGATCACGCATATGATGCGTTAAGATATATGGTTATGACTAGACAAACAAATCTACCAAGATACACTCAGTTTAGTTCTGACCTAACAAAGAAATATAAACCAGTTGATGAAGTGTTTGGATATTAAATGGCTGAAAGTAAATATAATTTTTTAAAATATTACAATAAAAGAACTGATACTTCTTCTGCTAATTATAAAAAATTAGGAGATGGAGAAACTCTGTATCACAGAATTACTTTGGAAGATTTTATAAAAACAGCTTTTATAGATGGACCTCCAAAATCAAAAAATCCTTACAATGAAAAAGGAATGTTTTCATTATTGCAAAGATATGCAGCGATGAGAGCTAATGGTACAATATATGATCCAGAATTAAAAATTGAAATACCAAATATACCAGATCCACAAGATAAAAAAGCATTAGAAATATACAATCGTTTAACGGAAAAATCATTTCAAGCTTTATTAGAAACAGAAGCTCATGTATTTTTTAATGAAGGTATGATAAATGATTTTGAAGATTTTATATTAACAGAGAATGTAATTGCAACACAACTTAGTGAACCTTCAAGAAAAGTAGCTTCGACTAATTTCAGTCAATTACTAACAGGTATAAATGAATTTAATAATAAAAGTGGAACACTTAAACTTAGCACAGAAGTAGCAGATAATCTATCAAAAGATTTAAAAACAAAAAGATTAAGCCGAGTTGTTCCGTTTTTAAAAACAGATTTAGCAACAGGGGTACAAGTTGTTGGTGAAGAGCTTGAGGAGTATATACAAAATATAAATAACTACATTTCAGAAAATCAAATGAAAGCCATGACTTCTGAAGGACCTATAAAAAACAAACATTTAACTGAAGTAAGTTTAGCAAAAGCTGCACGAGCAAAGTTAGCACTTATGTTAGTAACAGGTTTTAGAACTGCTGAAGCTTCCTCTGTTTTAAGATTTAATCCAAAAGCTTCAACAAGTATAGATGGTGATCCTGTAAGATATGCTGATAAAGCTTTTGAAAATACACATTTCTCTACATTTAATGCTGTTCCTACAGGGGATGGTAACTATGTGTATAAAGTATTTGTTCCAAACAGTGTAACAAAAACGGCAGGACACTTATATGTAAATATTCCACCTTTTGCAGCAAAAATTTTAATACAACAATTAAAAGATACAGAGCAATTTGGAACAAGATCTTTATTTGCATATAAAGATTATAGTACAGGTAAAATTATAGATAGTTATAATTATGAAACTAGATCTACAACAGGCAGAATAGACAAACTTTTATTTGGTAAACAATCACCGTTTATGTTTTCTAATATCGGTTTTAATGTAGATACTCAAAAACCTTCTGGACATTTTTCTGCACATGATGTAAGAAGATTCTTTTCTACTGCAGTAAGAACTTATATTGATGGTTTAAAAGGAACAGGTGTTTCTCAAGATCAACTTGAAGATTTACATATGGCAGCTGATATGTTTCAGGGTAGACGTTCTATGCTTCCGTCTGCTGAAGCAGCTTATGGTTCTAAAGAAATGCCTTATGCAGGGGGTGGTTTAACAGCATTGCTATCTAACAAGATACAAGACGACATAATTCTACCTAAGTCTGAATCTTTGTTAGAGTTTAATAATAAGTTAAAGTTAACATTTGTAGATCAAAGTAATTTTAAACAAAAGAAACAAATAAAACTTACTAATAAAGATAGAATTGATGGTGCAGCAAAAAACAAAACAGTAAATGTTGAAGAAGCAGAACAAAAACTTTTACAAGATTCTAATGCAAAAACTGTTAAAAACATTACTAAAAAGAAAAAAACTACAAAACCTAAAACAATAGATGATTTAAAAAAATTAGCAGGTAACATACAAGATTATCCTACAAAAAAAGCTTTTAGAAAAATGTTGACTCCCGGAGCTAACATTTCTTTTGATGAAGCTTTATTTGAGTATAATAAAATAATAGAAGAACAATCTGGTAAAGATGTGCCTACTAAAACAAATGCTCTTAAAAAAACAATTAAAACTGGTGCAGTAGCAGCAGCAGGTGTACTAGGAACTACTGGTATAGCTAAAGCTTTACCTTTTGTAGGTCCTGCGGCAGGTGCAGCTTCTGCTACAGAAATTTCTATGCGACCTGAAGAGGAGTTTGATATAGAAGATGCTATATTATCTCCTGACGCAAGAAAACAATTGAAAGCAGGAATAGCTTTTGCTGAAGGTGCATCACCAGTTCCACTTGATTTATCTTTGTTAAATTTACTTCCCGGAGAACAAAATTTTAGAACTCTAAATGAAATAATTGTACCAACTGCAAGTGAATTAAAAAAGCAAAAAGAATTAGCTGAGAAAAGTGCGACTCAGTTAGAAAACTATCAAGATGATAGAACAACAATAAAAGACAGCACAGACATTCAAATGAACAATCTTTTTAATTAAGGGAGAAACAAATGCAATTTGATCAAATGAAATCTATGCAAGGTGACATGAACCCTGTAGATGGCAACAATCTCTACA